TCAAACGCACGCCAAGGACTTGTATCAATCGCAACGACACCATGACCCTTAATACCAACAATGTCATACATTATTGTACCATCAGGCTTTAAGCCTAAGCTTTCATGCGCACGATCAGCAAGTTCTTGACTAATTGGCGGTACATCTGGTACGTTTTTTGCAACTTTAGTATAACGACTTAGTTCTGGAAAATCATCAACAATCGTACTTAGGTCAATACCGGCATGCATGGCAGCAACGCAATATGTAGGATGCAAATGTACAACTACACGCACATCATGTTTATGTTGTCCCAACTCACGTTGTAGTCCAAAGTGTAGTGGTAGTTCGCCACTTGGTCTTAGATTGCTGCTTATATCAGTATAATCTAGTATGCTGTAATTATAATGATTGACATTACGATTAACCGGTTGTTTTATGATACCTATCTTTTTAAATTGATCAGGCTGTAGTGTTTGCTTTCTTACGCCGCTGGGTGTAATGTAAAAATGATCACGGTCGTGATGGCGAATACTAATATTACCATCACGACTCGTAATCCAATTTCTACGATAAGCTTCAACTAATGTTTCGCAAATCGTTTCTAACATTATAGTGTCTCACCACCGATTGGACGACTGCATGGGCATAGTTCACCTGTTTGCAATGCGTCAAGAATACGCAAAGTCTCGTCTGGGTTACGACCTACATCCAAGTTGTTCACAGTTACGTGTTGAATTACATTATCTGTATCAACAATGAAAGTTGCACGTAGTGCTGCGCCGGCTGGTGCGTAGAAAATACCTAGTTGATCAGCAAGTGATAATTCACCACGGGCAACATCAGCAAACATCCATGAGTTAGTTTTCTTCAAATCTTCATGATGTGTGCGCCATGCTAGTTTGCAGAATTCGTTGTCAGTTGAACCAACTAATAGTACTGCATCACGATCAGCAAAGTCCTTATTCAACTTGTCGTATGCAACGATTTCTGTTGGGCATACGAAAGTAAAATCCTTAGGATAGAATACAATGACCTTCCACTTGCCACCAAAACTCTTTTCTGTAATAGTTTCAAAAGCATTGTCTGGAGTCAATGCACCTGGCTTAACACCAGTAATAGCAAATGCTTCAACCTTATCACCTACTGTTTTCATTTTTAAATCTCCTTTTGTGAAAATGAATTATCTCTGACTTCTACAATTTGGACAAATAATTTCAAGGTTTGCTTCTTCATTATTGTGTGTATTACCATCCTTGTGATAAACAACTAATGGTGCGGCTTCTCCCATCCATTCAGTGATTCCACAATCCTCGCATTTATGTCCGCGCTGTTCTATAAGATACTTTTTGACATACTCTGGAACCTGTCGCCATGCTGTTTTGCTTTCATTGCTTTTCCATTCCTTGATAAGCAATCTGCTACGATGTTGTTGTTGGCAACTATTGTTGCAGTATTTGTTGGTATAACTGTGACCCTTGATAGGGTTATTTCTTCCACAATTTAAACATGTAAAACAAGTTTGGTTCATAGAGCGTACCGTAAAGCAATATGTATTACTTACTTGGTCTACCTTCGCAATAAAGTATACTTTTTTACGTTTAGTGTTTTATTGGGCAAATTGCTGATATGCTGCCCAGACTATGATTAGTACTGGCAATATTACAAATAGCCAGTTTGTCTTATAATGTGCTGTGGTGTTTGTTTTACAATCTTTACAACTATGCTGCTTCAAAATCTATTTTCCTTTGTTCAGCATCTTTTACAATTTGTAACTTTCTTTCTAGGCTAGCATTATACCATTCTGTGACTTCTTTTGATGTTCTAAAACAGCCCATACATATGCCGCCTTTTAAACGACAAATGTTTACGCACGGAGATTTAACTTCGTTAATATTATTCATGAGGGCTTGACAAACTATTTGGGTTTATTTTTGTTTGTGTTAGGTTTATTTGCTAATTTTTTTACTATCGCTTCGTTTGTCCAAGGTCTGTTTTTATTTTCTTTTTTAAGTATATAGTTTAGTAGTTTCATCCCACTACCGATTTTATTCAAATCAGTCATCTGTCAAGACCTCAAGTCTATTTATCATCTATAATTATGCATTCCTTTATTAAAGTGTCTGTACACCCTCAGTTCCATCTTCATTAACCTCTATCCAAGTGTAGTCACCTAACCATTTTACTCTACAAAAATATTCGTACTCTTCTGGTTTAACAGCATGCCAATCATTTGGGCCCAATGGTGTTAGTATAGACTTTTGCTTTTTGGTGTCAAACGCTAGCCAATAACATTGGTTATGGTACAACTGAAATTTATATTCAGCCCCGTGGACCATATCAGTTAATTGTAATCTACGTTGTATTTGCTCTGCTTGTTTTTGTAAAACAGCAACAAGTTCCATAATACGATTATATTCTTGATTAGCGTGTAATCGTGCCACGTTAATCATAATATCTTTTTGTTGTGTGACGGGAACTAAATCAAATTTAGGCGCACCTACTTCTGTAGGGTAGTTGCTAATATTACGATTAAAAAAGGTAACGAGAGAGTTACCAATATTGCTATCGTAACTCTCCCGCCCTTTTGCTTGATTAGATTTTTGACTCACACTTTATTTAAAGAAAATCAATGCCATCATTATACTTTGCATCATAAAACCAAGACCAATGATAAGCAAACTAATAACATTTTTTTCAAGTATAGCCTTAATATAAAATAGTGCAGTAGCACCCCAAAGAATCAATACCATATCAATGGGAGGTGTAGCATCTGTCAAATGCAACATTAAGCCACTTAATGTAGGAACAAGCACACATTGTAATGCAATTAATGCCGTCCAGTTTATACCATCAATACTAACCTGACGAATGCTGGATTTAAGATCAATCCAAATTTTGGTAGCATATACTTTAAACTTGGTTATAAACTTATTCATATTAACCTTCATAGAAAATGTGGTTACCAATTTTTGTGATTCGTTTGAGTTTCCAGTTTGGGTTGATGTAGTCTGCATGATAATACAATGCCTCCTTTAATGATTCCAAACGAAAGTTTTCAACAAAGACCATTTTTGCAACCTTATAACTCTCATCATAATTAGGATCGTTTTCAGGTTTCTTTTGTAGGTCACGATCACAATACCAACTGAATTGGCATACGACCTTTTCCATGAACACATTGCGCTGATAAACTACAGCACAAATTTCACGTGGGAACTTGCCGCTTTCCACACGATTAAGTGTTACTTGTGCCACAGCGACTTTACCCTCAAAAGGTTCGCCGCCTGCCTCACGATAAACATTCATAGCAAGACAATCCAAATTACGATTCACTTCGTCAGTGGTCATATAATTTGGGTCTATTTCCCTAGTATTACGTAGGTCATTAACGTGCTTTAATGTAATAAGACTAACACAAAGTGTTACTAATACTAACCCAATAAGCAAGTTAATGCCTCTCAACGATTTCTCTACCATATCAGTTCCTCCTATCTGGGGGTTACCCCTTGCCTAGAAATTACCTTAACTTGTGCATAGTATCACGTTGATCTAACTTGCACAATATCCTTGGGTAAATTATTTAACCCAACAATCGCAGTTACAGACTACGACTTGATTAATTGCTTGCTGTACATTGGGTGCTGAAGGAGATAATGTAGATGCTGTAAATTCAGCGTCTAATTCGGGTGGAATAATGTTTTTGGGCTGATTAACTCCTAGTGGGTAATCTGTAGGTGGGTCGCAAGGTACAGCCGCTCCTGTTCCAATTACTGTCGTAGCGACAGGTGCGGGTTGTGCGCCATAAATTGGGTCAACGACTGAACCCTCACACGGGAAATTAAAATCAGGTGTAGGTATGTCGGTACCGCTAGGTAGTATTTCTGGCGTTGGGGCCGGCACATAACCTGTTGGGCTTTCAGGTGGCTCAGGTTCAGGCTGTGGTGCAGGTGCAGAAAGTATGGCTGCGGTAGGATCATTTTGTACGTAAACTATTTCATTGTAGCACATTAGTCCAGGTAAGCATGGATCATAATAACTTGCAGGAATAGACTTTTCAGTATAAGCAGGAACAGTATATCCGTTTATTCCATCTAGAGCGCCAGGTAATGTGCCATTAGTAATCAATTGTGTTTTGCTTTGGTTATCTAAATCATTTGCTAAATTATTATCTAACTGTAATCCGGCATTGTTTAAACGTTCTTGGTTACGTGATTCTCGCATTAATGCGATAATACTTTGACCACCTACTAAGTTTAAGTCACTTATATTTTCTAATGTTTGTGCATACATATGTGGCAATGTATTACCACCTAATCCGGGTATAGCATCAACAAAAGTATAAATTGCCGATGGATATATAGCCAGCCATTTGTCGTATGGTACCGGTACTGGACTATTGGAAATATATCTTGCGCGTTGCTCTTGTTTTAATGCTTTACCTGTTATATTCCAATTAGTGTTTAATACCTGTGCCAATTCATAGTTTGCAGGACTTGATGTTAATATCGCACTAATTTCAGTATTTGCCTCATCAATGTATGCTTGAACAACAGTATTCATACCGGGCCAACCACCTGTAGGGCCTATACCCTTGCTTATTAAAGCGTCTGGCGGAATTTCAATTTCAATGCTAACAGGTTCTACAGTTGAGTTATAAGTTTTTGACCAATTTATATCATATAAACTACCATACTTTCTACCTATGTTTGATGGGTAATATGTCAATAATCTGTTGTTACTTTCTACAGTAGCAACAGGGGCAAAGCCTGCAATTTCATTACCACCGGCATCTTTAATCTTTACATAAGGTACTGCTACAGGATTACTAGGAGTATTACCACGTTGGTAACCACCGCCAAAATTTGTAATGGTTATATCATCAACTGTCCAAGTATAACTTCCAGGAGTACCATGTCTTGTTACAGTCAATGTTGCTAAAGCCTGTTCCCAAGTAACACTTAGCCAAATGTTTTCGTATATACTTTGTAATGACCCTTCAACATTATTTGAACTTGAACTATCGTCTAATTTTTTAATTTGATCATATATTTCACGTAACGGGTACGGCAGTCCACTCATTGAACCAAAAAAGTTTGACATGGTGTATGTTCCGTATACACCTCCACCTAACGCACAAATTGTTTGAGAAATTCTTGCCAACATTTGATCGGTTGGAACATCAGTGCCGTTAACAAGATTTAAACCAAACATATTCTCAGTAGAATACGCAGCCTGTGCAAATTTTTCTGCTTGTATTTGATCTATGTTTTTAATTTGTTGCATCGCAACACTAAATGCGCCTGCAAGAATTCTTTGGTCCTCAGGCAATATATTTCTTAGATAATTACCAAAACCATTCTCAGGCAGTACAAAATTTAATTGATCTGCATTGTTATTTTGATTTTGTGTTGTATTAATATCTGCCATATTTAAAACTTATTATAATTTAATGTGTCGTTAATAATTACATTATGGTGTAATATATAACCGTCTGGTGTCGCACCCGCCCAGAAACTATTATCGCCTGTGTCTATGACACGAACAAATTTATTGCCTACATCCTCTAAGTTAACAACTTCATCGAACCATGTTACACCGTTGCGCATGACTGCTACACGCTTACCAAATACTTCTGGTGCTGGTATAAAGCCACTTTCTTTTGTTAATATAGGTGCAGTTGTTGAACATACTAATGATATTCCGTCTGCTGTTGTTATGCGCACACATGGCTGATAATCATTTAATGCCTTAACAATTTTACCATTGTCTATGTTTAAGTTTTCGTTACCTAAACTTATTGTCATACCTTCTTCTAATTGCCATGCATAAGTGACCGGTCTACCATTATGCATCTTTTCAGTTTCAACCAACGGTATAAATGATTCTAATGCTACGCAACCGCCGCCGCCTCCACTTTGCTGTGGAGGAACTACACTTGTAATTACTTCTTCGACTGTTACCATTGGTAACTCTACCACTGGAGCTGGTAAAGCAGGTTCTACTGGTGGAGATGGAACTATTGGAATTATTTGTTCTGCAACGGGTGGAGCGATAAGTTGTGGATTTAGTTGTCCGTTGACAAATAACAAATAATAAGTTTTACTATTAGTTGGTCCAGGTGTAGTATTGTAAATTGGCACTGTTAATGAAGGATAACTTATAGGAAACATTTTTCTTATATTAAGTAAATCTACTAATGATGTTAGTCCTTTAGTTTTACAATTTAATGTAATTAAAATTTCTTTTAAACTGTCATCTGTTATTACAGTAAACGCGCCATATATAGCCTGCTCCTGTGTAAGTGGTACAGGATCACCTGAAAATATTGTTGACAGATTGCTTGATATTATACCTGCACCTATCAATGCGTAATTTAAGTTTTGTGTTATTGCATTATTTTTCTTCAAGGTTTTTAACAGATTGCTTGGTAAACCAAATGTTGATATTGTACTTAAGTCTAATGCCTTGCCTAAGTTTAACAAGTCTTGACCAAATGCACGATTTGCTAAACTTACGCCGGTAATATCACTGCTAGTAAGGTCATCCATATTACTATAGATGCCTTGTAAAAACTTTTTACTGTCTTGTATTGCGTAAATTGCCTTGTTACTATTATCAATAAAACCTTGTGCTGATAAAAAACTTTGAGTGAAATATTGGTAGTTGGGTGGGTCTTGTGTTACGGACTCACCGTTATAGTTATATTCGTTCCATGCTTGTAATGCGATTAATCTTAGCCAACCCCACTGACTTGCTCCTAGGTTAGGATTAGTTGTGTCGAACGGGAACCATGTTGCACTTTGCCCTTGTTCTTGATTACTATCAATGCCATATCCAGATGTTGCCTCACCACTCCATACATTACTTGGATCTTCTGCTAGATATGTTGGAGGAGGACTATTACCTAATGCAGGTATGCGACTTTGTCCTATGTTAATTAAATTTTGATATGTAGTATTATCAACATCACAAAGAGCAGCATAACCAGTACCAGTACCCGGTCCGGTCGCTAAAAATACTGTACCAACAGTATTTGTTGCTGCACCTACAGTAGTAAAGTCTGAGTCACCTATGCTTGTTATAGAATATCTTAACCCTGCTACTAAATTAGTAATAGGATCCGGAACGTCTGTGGTTAAATTCCAAATTGCTTTATTCCACGCATGGTTCATTGCATATGTTAACCAATACAAACTTGTATTGTTAATAATTTCGCCCGAAGTGTATTGTTCATTTGTTTTACTACTGCCAACAAGACCACTGACTTTTGGATTAATCCAAAAGCCTTGATTCTGTAATAACGCACCTAATACGTTAATACCTAGTGGACTTTGTTTACCTGTATCACTCATTTTGGTACAAACACCGTACTATCATTATCATCAACTTTATGTATGGCACAATCATTAGCAGCACCTACGTAGGTTACCTGTACACCATCAGCAAATACAGTAGGACTGTAATCAGTTACTTTAGCATTTTCGTGTGGCTGATGGTTCTTTTTATTTGACCAAGGTTGATGAGGTGTGATTGGACAATCTTTCTGTGCCACTTTCTTAAAATCAGCAAAAACTGTACTGGCACATCCACTTTCTTTTAAAGTGCCCTGTCCAGTATTTTTATCATCCATTCTTGCTATTTTTGGCATTACCCTACTAGTACCTTCTTTTCTGGTGTGATTAAACCTGTTGTTGCTTGAATGTACTTGGTTTCTACATTTTCGTCAACATTAGCAATTAATGTTACACAATTAGTATTTAGTGTGACTTGGCCATGCTGTTTTGCAGTAAACAAACTAGGTACCAAGCCAAGACCGCCACTTGGTCCCGGTGCTATACTAACTGGATCAGTGATAGTAATATTGTTGTCGCTTATGTTTAATACTTTCGCCACCAATTCTTCACCACTAGTTAACTTAAAAGTATAAATCTTGTCTAATTCTAATTTCATATTATCCTTCCTGTGTGTCAAAATATTTCTTTAATTCTGTGTAGCCACCGATATATTTGCCATCCAAATATATTTGTGGTACTGTTTTGGCTGTTGGAACACTTTCTAACAATTGTTCTTTTGTCCAACCATTACCAATTTTACGTTCTTCAAATTCAATGCCCTTTTGTTTTAATAATGTTTTGGCACTATCACAATATCCGCAGGCATCTCTACTCCATACCAATGCTTTCATTCTTATTCTCCTTATAGTTCTGGCAGATCGTCGTAATCTAATTTATCACTCATTACACCGATGACATAGTTTGTTGATTCATTTTCTTGTAATGCTGTTTGCTTTTTACTAGTGTCACTATGCTTGTTAAACCAAGGTATAGGTGTAACTTTTGGCGCAGGTTGTTGATACTTTATTCCAATTTCTTTAAGTGCTGCATTTGCTGTGAAATCAACAAATTCCTTCAATATATTTGCATTTAGGCCGATTACATTACCCTTACTGAAAAGATAATCGGCCCAGGCTTTTTCTTCGCGGATAACATCCATGTACATTTGATATACTTCTGCTTCACATTGTTCTTTTGCCTTAGCAAAACGACTATCTTCTTTAGCAACTTGATTGATGATCCATGCAGTCCATTCTTTGTGTAATAACTCATCTTGTAGAATTAGACTGATAATATTACCATTACCAATAAACAATTTATTTTCAACCATTGCTAGACTTGTAGCAAAACTTACCATGAATCTAAATGCTTCTAAAGCATAACTTGCATTGAGTGCTAACCAAATTGCACGAATATGATCTGCTTCTTTTATCTTTTCTCCTGCTTCTACTCGGCAGTTTAGTAAATGTAATTCATCATAATATTTGCCTACGCTGCTTGCCATATCAACAATTTCTTTTGTATCATGGATAGTATTGAATATTTCCTTAGGAACATTATAGATGTTACGAATAATATGGCTATAGGAACGACTATGAATATTAGTTTCAAAGAATGTCCAATTATAAACAAGTGCTTCAAGTTCAGGCAGACTTACCACTGGAGTAAAAATCTGACTAGGACCACGACCTTGTAAACTATCAAGTGCGGTCTGGCGCAAAAGGTTACTTGTAAATATATGTTTTACTGCATCGCTTGCATCTTTAAAATCGTTTGCATCTTTAGTTAGTGATACTTCTTCTGGAACCCAAAAGAAGCCACGTGCTGTTTGTTCCATCTTTTGTAGTTTGTTATATTTGACTTCTTCAAAACGTTGTACTGTTACTGGACCGTTAGGATCCAAAAACATTTTTCTGTTTAGATAGTCTGTTTTAGTTTTTAGGTTGTATTGTTCTTTACTCATAGTTTGCAACTCTCGCAATCTTCTTCGTTTATTGGTTCTAATATTTCTAAGTTGTGTGACTGTTCTTCAACTACTTTTGCGCCAGCCTTATTGATAAGACTGTAATAAAATGTCTTTAATCCATATTGATGTGCCAACATCAAGTTCTTTGCAATTAATGTTGTTGGAACTTTGCGTCCCTCAAAATGTGCAGGATTATAGAATGTGTTTGTGCTGATACTTTGATCAACATATGCGGCTAATACTGCCGCTGTCTTAATGTAACCAAGACAATCAGTTTGTTCCCACATCAATTCATATTTGTTCTTTAGTTTGTTGTACTCAGGAACGACTTGTGTGAAACTACCTGCCTTACTTTCTTTAACACTAATTAAACTCATTGGCAATTCAATACCGTTCGTACTGTTAATTACCACACTAGAACTTTCAACAGGTGCGATTGCCATTAGTGTTGCGTTACGCACTCCATGTGTTTTCATCTCAGTACGCAATGTTTCCCAGTCAAGCTCAGGCTTGAAGTTTGCAATTTGATCAACGCCTTTGGCTCGTAATTCCCAAGGGAATATACCTTTACCATAACGTGTCTTATCGCTATCAACGCACTTGCCACGTTCCTTAGCAAGTTCAACAGTAGCCTCTGTTAAATAATATGCTTGATGCTCCATCCAACTCTTAACTTCTTGTAGTGCGTCCTTCTCACCATACTTGAGACTACGTTTGGCGTGCCAGTATGCAAGATTAGTTACACCAATGCCTAGTGGTTGTATTTCTTCATTACTGAGTTTACTTTGTATGGACAAAAAGTCCTGATAGTCTAGGATATTGCATAGACTGCGTTGCAATATGCGACAGGCTCTACGCATATCTTCTGGGTTACGAAATGCTCCCCAATTGATACTACCTAATGTACAAAGTGCTATACGACCATTAGGATCATCTAAACGTGTAAATGGCTTAGTGGGCAATAGAATTTCACAGCATAGATTGCTCTGATAGATCGTATGATATTCAGGGTCAAATGGGCCCTGATTCATTACGTTATCAATGAATACAAGATAGATACGTCCCGTGTCTGTTCTTTCTTTTAAGATACCGCCCTTGAATACATCTTCTGCATTCATGGTCTTTTTGCGTAAATCCTTACGTTTTTCATATTTGACGTAAAGTTCTTCAAACTTCTCAGAATTTGTATAGAATGTCTCGTATAAGTCTGGAACTTCGTTAGGGTCAAAAAATGTTATATTTTCACGGTTTTTGAACCTTTTCCAGAAGAATGCTGATAG